ATCTTCAAAACTCATTTTAGAATCACATATTTTTTTTTCCATAATAGTTATAATATAATGATAAAATAATATTTTATTTATTAAATAATAAATATTATTTATTTAAACTTTCAACTCGTATATATCACTCTTTAAAATTCTATCATTGTAAAACAATGCAGGATTTTGTTCGGTTGGTGGCGCCACTATTGTTATTTGTGCTCTTAACTCTGGCGGTTTTAATACAAACGCATGCCCCGCTGTATTAAAGAATAAGTCATTTTCTTCTACATTGGCATCCACGCTTTGATATCTCATAGCAAGCATTTGACACCCAAGTGACCGCATTACAACTGAACTAGGATTAGCCGGATTAGGTCCTTTATTTGGTATTCCGATTGTCATAGCAGCCCTATTTTGATTTATTAAATCATCTGGTGTTTGTGTAAATTCAATATCGTTATATCTTAATACTTGCATAAAAGTGGAATTACTGGTCATATTAACAAACTCATAAAAATTATTACAATCAGCACAATCCTCGCTTTCACATAAACAAGTTGGATTACTTCTATCAACAATAATAATAATTCGACCCATCATATCACTTAATGGGACTGCTCCAAAATTAGTAATATGACCATCTTGTTTATTTTCATAACTATATTTGGAGTCCATAATACGATTAGTAGGAATACTTTGCAACAACTGAGCAAATTTTGTATACATTGCCTTGTTTTCACTCTTGATGCGTAAATGGAAAATAATTGGGTCATTTGGGTTTGGCGCATTTGATGTAAATGCATTATTTAATACATTGGTTAGTACATCACTAAAATTAATATAATTAAATGTTTCCTTTACACAATAATTATCTACAGTAGATGTGGCTACAACAGGCTCATCATTGATGGAATATATTTCAAAATCCAGACCTCTTACGCCTTGTTTTAATAAGTCATTTAATGAACACATTGATACATAATCATTTCTATAATCTCCCCCTGAACAGCAATTGTATGCAGTTTTAACATAATAATCATAAAACGGATTTGATATTTCTCTTGTGTTTGTTATTGCTATATTTTTTTCACCATAAACTCCGTCCATTACACTGCAATTTCGGTTAATTTTGCTATTTGACATTTTTACAAATATAGTTATACCAATTAAAGCACCAATAATTCCTCCTATCATTGCTCCAGCTATACCCATAACTGCTTGACCAACTATACTTGTCATTATAGTTACTATTAATATAATTGATATGCCGCCAATAGTTCCTGCGCCATTATAATAAAAATAATAGATGAATGAAAGTATAATAATAAAGAATGTTAAGAATGTTAGTAGCGTAATAGCTGTATTATCATTCATCTCTAATAATTCATTTGCGCCTTTATTAATTAGTGCTCTTGTTTTATCTACTCCTCCTGTAATATTTGGTGACGACATTATTCTTTATAATATATTAAATGTATAAAATAATATATAATTTTTACAAATTACATTTTAAAAATATATAATCCTCATTATAATTAGTTAAAAAAATAATATGTTAGTATTATAATTACAAATAAATGCCAGGAGGACTTATGAATCTTGTATCTATTGGACAACAAAATATTATTTTAAATGGAAATCCTTCTAAAACATTTTTTAAAACTACATATGCGCATTATACTAATTTTGGTTTGCAAAAGTTTCGTGTTGACTTTGAAGGTTCTAAAACATTGCGTTTATCTGAAGAATCCACGTTCACTTTCAAAATACCTAGATATGCTGATTTGCTTATGGATTGTTATTTATCTGTAGCATTGCCTAGTATTTGGAGTCCAATTATGCCACCAAAAGCAGACTCTGATGTTCAAGAATGGGCTCCATATGAATTCAAATGGATTGAGAATTTAGGAGCAAAAATGATTTCAAAAATAAGCATTACATGTGGTAATTACACACTCCAAGAATATTCAGGCGATTACTTATTAGCCGCCGTCCAGCGTGATTTTTCTACTGACAAAAAAGAACTATTTGATATAATGTCTGGCAACACACCAGAATTAAATGACCCTGCCAATGCTGGTTCACGTGTCAATTCATATCCAAATGCTTATTATACTGATGCATTAGCTGGTCCTGAGCCATCTATTCGTGGACGCATTTTATACATTCCGCTAAACAATTGGTTTGGTCTTAAATCTCAAATGGCGTTTCCTTTGACATCGTTACAATATAATGAGTTGCATATTGTTGTCACATTAAGACCAATCGATGAGATATTTCAAATCCGTGATGTCTTTGATTCTGTATATAATTATCCTTATGTGGCGCCAAATTTTAACATATGGTATATGCAATTTTATCGTTTTTTGAACTCACCGCCTGATATTGACCTAGGCATCACTTCTTATACAGATACAAGAACATTATGGAATGCAGATGTGCATTTAAATTGTACATATGGTTTCTTATCAAATGACGAGGAGCGTTTATTTGCTTTAGAGGAGCAAAAATATTTAATAAAACAAGTTCATGAGCAGCGGTTTTACAATGTGACTGGTCCCAATAAAGTGGGACTAGATTCGCTCGGAATGATATCTAATTGGATGTTTTATTTCCAAAGAAGTGATGCTAATTTAAGAAATGAATGGTCGAATTATACAAATTGGCCTTATGGTTATATGCCTTTAGATGTTATTCAAGCACCAACATCTGGTAATTATTTAATTTATAGAAATGATGCTAGCCATCAACTTCAACCATTTTATATTGGACCAGGTGTAAACACAAATGGCAATCTAACTGGTCTTTTAATTACATCAAATTATTCACCAGAAAATGAGCCACAAATATTAGTTGCAATGGGCATTTTGTTAGATGGTTCTTATCGAGAGAATATTCAACCAGCAGGTGTTTACAATTATATAGAAAAATATACTAGAACTTCAGGCAATGCGCCATCAGGACTCTATTGTTATAATTTTAGTATTCATTCAAATAATTCAAATTTGCAGCCATCAGGTGCAATAAATATGAATCGCTTTACGCAAATAGAGTTGGAATTTACTACCATTTTACCACCTCTTGACCCCTTGGCTCAAAGTCTTACTATTTGTGACCCCCAAACGGGCAATATAATTGGTGTAAATAAACCTACATGGCGCATTTATGATTATAATTTTAATTTAGTTCTATTTGAAGAGCGTATCAATGTTGTTCACTTTGTTGGTGGCAATGTGGGTCTTACGTATGCGACTTAAATTTCGTCTTTAAGTTCAAATAATATATATATTATTTTTAACTTAAAATAGCATTCGACGGAGTCGGTCCTATATCATAGAATAATCCGGTTATTGTTGTTGACACAGGATAAAATGGTGTCGTCTTATATTTTTCCGGTTCAGCAGAGTATTTATATGCTAATTCATCATCAATCATTTGCGCTTGTTTATTATAAGTGTTTTCCCAAACAGGGATGCCTGCATATGGTCTATCAAGTTCAGCATTTTGATTTATAATACTTGCATTTGTGCCTATATCTGTTGTCAAAAATGAATATTGTGGTGTCTGATTGTATGTTAGTATACCTGCATCATTATCAGGCTTAGGTTCATCTTCTAATTTTTCCACTTCTGTTTTTGTTGGAGGCTTTAGCAATGATTGACAACCAAATTGCCAACAATCTACATCAGTCGAACATTGAATGCCAGGAGTCTTTGAACAGGTCTGCTTTGGGCCACAGAAATTAGCACATTTATAGTTTGTATTCAGCGGTAAATCAACACTATGTGTTGTTAAAGGAGTGTTAGGATTATCAAAGGTTATTGAGGCTTCAGTATTTGGTTTAAAACCTTCCTTTTGATTTATATTATTTGTGCCTTTAAAAATAAAATAATTATTGTTTAAGTAACGAAACCAATTAATTATTAACCATGCTAATAAAACACATAAAGCAGCCAATAGAATATTAGTTTTATTTCTATTAAAAAATAATAATATGGATGATAAATTCATTATACAATATAAAAATAAATTATATTTAAGAAATGGATACAAACAATCGTTATTATTATTATATTATTTTATCTATAAAATTTAATATATATTTATTATAGATAATGTCAACAGAAGCAATAAATAATCTACAAAATCAAAAAAATCCAAAAGATGACCCTAATTTTGTCAAATTTATTACTAATTTTGGTGTATTTACCGGTGTTGTTATTGGCTTTGTTGTTTTGGGGTCTATTGGTCTTTATATGGCTAAAGTTGCTGAATCCGGGATTTTACCAACTGATGCAAATTTTAAACCATATACTTGTGAGATGCCAAATCCTCCACTACCTGAACCTGGTTTTATTAAAATGAATATAGTTCGTGAATTTGGCATGAAAGGAATGGCTGTTCTTCTTGGATTTAAAGCAATAAACGCATATTCTCAATTAGCCAAATTTGATGTAAAGGCAATGGAAAAGGGATTCAGGGGCAGTTTAATTAAAAGTTTATATGAAGCTACACAGAATCCTGACCCTAACAATAAAGAATGGAAGCCCACTAATTTTGCATTATGGCGTTCCGACGTTCTAAATCAAATGGTTGCTTCTAGCTTTGGATTTATTCAAGCAACATTTAAAAGTATGTCACAAATGCCTGAATGGCTTACTATGTTAATATTTGGATTAATTGGTCTGATATTTGTACCTTTTTTTATAATTTACAATATTGGCGTCAGTTTTTGGTGTCATTTTAAATCACTCGCTAATGTAGGATTTTCATTAACCAAAGGGTTTGATTTTTTGAGAGCAAAGACTCGCGAGGAAAATGGTGAAAAGGACTTTGATAAACCGAATTACATTATGAGAATGTTTGGTGTAGAAAAAGAAAGAACACCTGATGAAATTGAACATATTAAAAAGGAAGTAACAATTGGTTCCAGAATTGTATCTTGGATTCTTTGGATATTGGCAACAATAGGTCTGTCTATTTATTTCTTAGGTTCTATGTTACTTTTCTCACCAATATATTTGACTTTTTATACTATGTTTAAAACTTTGTTGGCAAGGTATAAATTAAAAATAGAAGATGAATTTTCACCTCAAGGGAATGGTATTTCTGGATTAAAGAGTTTAATTACATTTATTAAGGATACATTTTCGTACAAAAGAACATATATTATATTTTTATCCATTGTTAATTTGTTTGTAAACACTAATACATATTTAGGTGCCGATTACTTTGTTGGTGTTATTATTGCAGTTATATTAGCAATTGTTTATTGTAATATATTAGTTTCTAAAAAACCCGATGGTGATAACACTTTAATAAAAATAGTTAGAAAGGATGGCGTTGGTGGCGGTGAAGAAGACGATTCTGAACCAGAAGAAGAGGACGAAGATGATTGTGAAAATGAGGGTGACCAAATTCAAGTGTATAAAGATAAAATTGCCGAATTTTCAACAAAGATTTATAAATCTCAAACTGACGCAATTAAAACAATAAAAATATCTTATGATTTTGTGAATAATGTTAAAAATAAATTAGGTGCATCGGTTCCTGCGACTAGTGCAACTG